GCCCGGTCGTGCTGACGAAGCTGGCAAGTGCGGCCTTCACCGTGGCGTCGGCCTCAACAGTCGGGCATTCGCAAACGCCCCACACGTAGCGAAGAAGTGTCGTCGCGGCGCTCTGAACTTCCGACTCAAGCATCGTTGCAAGGGTCGCAGCATTGGCCGACGTGTCGGTAGTGCCTACGATGTGGATTCCCTCGAAGGCGGTCCCGTCAGCAAAGGCGGCTTCGATTGCAGCCTGCGCGGCCGAAGAGGTGAAGGTCGGTGGCGAGCACGTTGCCGAGTAGGTGTCCGTCGCGACGTAAGCCGCGGCGCTGAACCCGAGAACGATGCCGGTGTTGGGGATGACGTAGCTCGCCGCCGTCGTGATTGGCGACGAGACGACGCTGCCGCCGTCGAGCGAGTAGGTGAACTGGGCAGTCGCCAGAGCGCCGGCCAGCGCGATCTTCACCTGCAACTTGTAGGCGTCCAGCGGGCTGGAAACCTGAGTGATCGTCGCAGGGCCGCCAGCGGGCACTGAAGCCGACACCGTACCGGTCGTGGGCAAGGTGTACACGTCGCCGGTGCGGTAGGTGCCCGCGGCGAAGGTGAGGGTGGTGAATGTTCCGGGCACGCGATAGGCCCAGGTACCACCTGCAACGGAAGCGACCACAGGCCCGTAGGCCGCGCCGTTCACGCTGAACTGGAACGTGGACGTGCCGAGCGCGCCGCCCAGAAAGCACTTGATCAACACCTGCTGGTGCGGGGCACACGAGGCCGAAACCACGCCGGCGCCCGAGCCTACCTGCGTGAATGCGCCAACGGAACCGGCAGTGCCTAGCACGCAGTTCACCGCCAGCACGGCCGCGCCAGAGCGACCGACGTGGCCAATGACCGCATCGGCAAGTGGGCCAGCACCGAGCAGAGTCTTCGCCGTGGTGGGATTCGCGCAAGTCTGCGCGACGCCGGGCGTTCCAATTGTGGACAGCCCAACCTTCACCTGCATGCGACCGGCGCCGCTGGTGATGATTCCGAGGCCGCCGTCTTTGAAAGTCAGAGAAACTGAGGGAAGTGCCATGTGGATCTCCTATCGTGCTTGGGCTTCGCCGACCATGGCGAACGCGGTGTTGTATGTGGCCTCGTCAATGAGCGATTCCATGGTGAGCTTTCCACCAAGGCAGATCGCTTGGACCCGCCATGAATTGCGGTTCGTCAACGTCGGATGAAGCGCATTGCCTGGAAGCTCGGCCGGGAGGTGGCCAAGCTCAAAGGCCCACGCGCTCAGGCTCTGAACCCGCGCCGGAGGCAGTTCAACTAGCATCTCGATGGCGGGCTCTGACTTCTTGTCCATCTCGTCTCGCTTGCTCATTTGACGAACTCCACCGTTGGGTTGAACGGTCCAGCCGTCGGCGTGACCGTCGGGTTGTCCTCGCGGACAATCGGAAGCATGAATTCAACCGTCACCTGGCACGACATTCCAACGCCAGTTCGGCCGCTGTTGAACCACTCGGCGCCGAGCACCTGATAGGACTGATTCGAAAGCGAGCGATGAAGCGCGTTCAAGAGGCGCGAGACAATCGCCTCCGACAGATCGCAATTGTGGAATACAGACTGCGCATCCGTGTACGCGCCTTCTGGCGCGAGCCCGCCGAACACGAAGAATTCCACGGGCACCTTGCGCACATAGAGGTGGCCAGGCGCGGACGGCTTGCCTTGGCGCTGCGGCGCTGAGTATTGCTCCGACACCGGCTGCCAGTAGATCGAGTTCGGCGGCGCATTGGCCGCGTCGTCCTCGGGCCCGAACACGAGTAGATCGGGCACCTTGGATGAGAGATCGGCAAGCACGTGCTCGACAATGAACCCGATGGTCGGGACGAAGCTGGTGAGCTTTGTTGGGTCGTCGCTCATGCGCGCGCTCCCTTCAGCACCCAGCGGGTCATCAGGCCGACGGTCTCCTTGCGGATCATCGTATTCCAGCTTGCGGGCAATCCCATCGCTTTATCTGGCATCATCATGCGCTGTGGGATCTTGATGCCCTGCGAGTACACACGCTTGAACCTATCGGCGCGAACGGCCTTGCCAGAGCGGTGCGCTTTCGCGGCGGCCTTTTCTGAAGCAAACCTACCGCCAACGCGATAGGTGACATTGCTGTAACTGCTCGCCCTGGTGTGCGGCGCAATGGTCGCGCCGTTCTGATGGACGGAAGCATAGAACACCGGAAGGCCTACGCCGCCAGAACGCCCAATCGAAATCGGCGCAGTCGAATTCCGCATGCGCGCCGTCTTGATCAAGATCTTCCCGCCACGAGGCCTTCTCCCGCTAGCAATCACCTTCGCCGCTGCCCGCTTGTCGGACGTTCTGATCCTGCTGAGCGGCGCCCACGGTCGCCCGTATGGATCGGACTGCTTCTTGAACGTGTCCATTGTGAGCTTCACGCCGCCGGCCGCAACCAGTTGAGCAAGCCTCGGAATGTAGACGCCCAGGCGCAAGCCTTCGAGGCTACGCTTGGCATCCTTCCACGCTTGCTCGTCTTTGGTTACGCTGGCCATTATCTGCGCCGCCCTTGGAACGAGCCGCCCGTCATTCCATCTGGAACGAAGTAGCCGCGGCTGGAGTAGGAAGAAACTGACGGAGCGCCGCCAGGGGTGGTTGCAGTTCCAGGAGATCCACCGGAGTCAGAATCAACGATGTTCGGGCTCGCCTTGTTAGTCGATATATCACGAAGCATTCTGATCGCGTCGTCGTATTGCTCTTGGATCTGCGTGTCGCCTGAGCGGCCAGAGTTGAATCCCCTGGTGACCATCAAGTCATAAACGGCGATCTTTGCGCAGAGACGAGAAATGTCCGACCCCCAGGACAGCAGCGGCAGCTTGTACCGCGAGCGGAGGTAACCGTCGATCACGTCACTTGCTGCCGTGATTGCCGCCTGGAGGTCGGAAAGCTGGATGCCACGCAAGGCCTCGGCCCTGATCCCGAACTGGGACAGTTGCGCTGTGGTGCAATACGTGGCTGAAGCCATGGCCTGTTACGCCTTCGAAGGCGCCTCGGGCTTGGGTTGGGCAGTCCCATCCTCGGGCTTGCCTTTCGCCTCGGGCTCAGAGGCCCGCGCATCTGAGGGGGCAGTTTCGCCGGCAACTACGAACTGGACCTTGACGGAACCCTTCTTCTTGGAAACCACAGCCGGGGACGGCTGCACTGCGGGCGCTAGCTCAGGCGCGACCTCGGGCTCGGCCTGCCGCGCGGGCGGCGCGGGAAGCGCGGGCTTCGCTTCGAGGATGAACTGCTCGAGAAGTTCCAGGCGCGACTTGAGCGAAGCATTCTCTTCAACCAGCTTCGCAACCTGCGAATGCAAAAGTGTTTGGGGGATCGGGTCCACGATGACCTCGTTGTCCTCAGCCGGGCGACGCGAAAGCGTGCCGTCGGTCTTCAGCAGATCCCAGGCACGGCGACCCAGCCTGCGCGGATCGAGCATCGTTTGTCCTGGCTTCTCGGGATTGTCCACCACTGGGCATTCGTCGCTATCGACGATCTCAATGACGGTATCGGAATCGCTCGGCCAAAAGCGTCCCGAGCGATAGCTTCCGTTGTAGCCGGAAGACTTGCGATCAACTGCGCGAATTACGAAACGTGGATTTGAGCTTGCCATTGTCGTTACCTCTTCGTTTGCCCACAAAAAAAAGAAACCTGAAGCCGAGCCGGGGCTGTACTCGGCTCCAGGTTCAACGGGCCGCAATTAAGCAGCTGAGCAGCGGACGGCCAGGAACGGCAGCGAGTATCCGCCAGCGCCTTGCGCTTCCGAGCCGTACACGAACTCGCGGCGCTCGAACATATTGGGCAGCGTCGGATCCACCAGTGGGGTGAACACGGGGGGCTGGCGCAACTGCCAGATGAACGGCTTCACAGGGCGGTTGCTGCACATCACCACGCAAGCCGCACTCGAAAGGTACGGGTTGACGATGACGTTGAAGTCGCCCTGGTAGATGTTCGACACGCCAGCCACGCCGACGTTCTCGGAACCGGCCACGTTGCGGACCGTCTGCGGGACGATTTCGGACTTGGCAGCCTGCATGGCGTACCTACGAAGTGAGGGCGGAACCATCAGCGTGTCGGCGACGAGCCCGAGCGGCTGGCCAGCGTCGCCCTTGAACGAGGCCATCAACTCGGAAGCGGCCTGCCACACACCCAGCGGATCAGTCGCCAAGTTGTAGGACGCGCCAACGAGCTTGTTGCTGAATGTGCCCTGGCTGGAATCGGTCAGCGACACCGGGTGGTCAGTGTCGAAGAAGTACTGGCCGTCATAGCAGAGGGCGGTGACTGCGGCCTCGACGACGAGAGCCATTTGCTGGTCGGGCCAACGAGCGATCGAGTCACCGAAGGCCTGCACGGTGGGCCCGAAGGCGCCGTACTGGTCGTTTGCCACTTTGAACTTGTCGAGGCTGATGGTGTCCTCGAAGATCTTGTTCACCAGCGAGTAATCCCGAAGGACGGCGTTGTTGAATTGGCGCTGGCCAATCCACTCGCGCATTCCGGGGATCTGCGCGATCCAGTGGTACAGCTGCGTCTCGCTTTGCGAGGGCATGACTGTGCAGAAATCCTGGTAGAAGGTTTTCACCTTCTCGAACGCGCCCTGGAAGAGAGCGCTGAACGTGGTGAACAGGACCTGAGAGGTCGCCGAATTCAGTTGAAGTGCCATGGTCGTTTTCCTTTCGTGTCGCGTTTGCTAGGTCTTCGAAGGCGTCAGGCCTTACGCGACCCGGAGTCCCTGGACGATGACGGTGCAGCCGACGTTGGCAGCAGACGCCTTGGTGCGAACGATGCGGAGCACGGTGCCGGCCGCAACGGTGGTGTACGCGTCGTCAATGGTGGTCGGAATGGCCACGGTCTTCGCCGAGATGTTGATGCTGATGGCGTTGGTGATCGGGTTGGCCACGTTGTTCACCGTGATGGTGTCCGACGCGCCGCCGGCCGCCTGACCCTTGATGATCGAGATGTTGGTCAGCATCGTCTTGTGGGTCAGCACCACGTCGATGTTGCCGGTCACGCCGTCGGCGACCGCGATGCGATGAACGACAGGCAGGCCGCCGATCACGTTTGCATCCGCGACATTCTTCGCGGCGGCGCCAGTGAGCACTCCGTTCAGGGCCGCGGCGCTTCCGTTCAGGTCAGTTGTAATGGCAACGCGCGCGGCGATTTCGGCCGCCAGGCTCGTGCCGTTGACTGAGGCGATATGCACCCAGACTCCAGCAGCGTCCACCAGGACGACAGTGCCAGCAACGGAGCGCGCGGCGCCTCCGTCGGTGGCTGCCACCTGCTCGTCATCGTAGACGAAGCAGGGCTTGCCCATCTGCGACGCGGGGACGAGATCGCCCGAGTAGTTTCCGAGGCGGAAGATGCCCGTCTCGACACAGACTGCCTTGTCCCCCGCGTTTCCACCGGTGTTGTCCACCGTGCGCTGAGCGATGCCCAGGGCGACGAGGCCGGTCTTGACCTGGCCCTGAACGCCGTAGCCGGTCGCGGTATCCGTGCAGACGAGCCCGCCTGCGTACACCTTGATGTTCGCGCCGAGCAGAACATCGAGAAGATCCCTGGACCGCTTCGGCGTGTCCCTGAAATTGCTGAGTGCCATGTTGTGTGCCTTTCGTTACGTGGGTTGAAGGTTCAGGTCACGCCGCTTACTTCGCGGCGCCGCCGTTCGCGCGTTTGGTTTTGATGTGGGACTGAATCGCACCGACCGTGGTGCCGACGCGCGAGGCGACCTCGGCGTACATCGCATCCATGGCGACATCGGCCTCGGGCTCGCGGGGGGCGGTCAACTGAATGACGGGCTCGGCAGGGATCGCTGCCGTCAACGCCACCAGGGCGTTCTTCACGCCGAGGGTGGTCTTCAGCGCGACGAACTGCTCGCGCTTGTACGGCAGGATCTTTCCACCGTCGATGGCCTCCTTGAGCATGGTGTCGAACTTGGTTTCGAGCGCAGCGGCAGCGTCGGCGACTTGCTTCGCCTTCAGCGCGACCAGTTCCGCGTTGCCAGTGCCCATGCCCGTCAGGACACCGCAGGCCTCAACGACGGTCTTGGTGCCGGTGACGGAAAGCGCGGTCGCCTTCAGCACGGCCAAGGCCTTCGCTTCTTCGCTCTCTTCTTCGCCCTCGTGCTCGGCGGATTCTTCGGCCGCCCAGTCGTCGAACGACTTGCCCATCTTCTTTTCGAAGGTGGTCTTGACGGTGTCGAGCCCGTCCTTGAGCTTCGTGTTTTCCGCCTCGAGAGCGGCGCACTTCTCGGTCATCGCCTTCAGCTTGTCCTCGGCAGACGCTTCGCCTTCAGCGCCGTCCTTGTTCTCGTCTTTGTTTTCGGTGTTCTCGGTAGCCATGCGTGTCTCCTTGGGTTGGTTGTCGCCGGTCGATGTATCGCCGCTTGCGGCTACCAGCGGGGTGAGTCCGGCAAGGGCCGGGATATTCGTCAGGCCAACATTCAGCAATTCGACCACGCGGGCAGGATCGCCACCGTCCGAGCGAAACAGCGGCGAGAACAAGCGATACTCGCCGGCCTTCAAATGCGCTGCCGCTTTGTCGGTCCAAACGATCTGCGTTGCCCAAAGCTCGGGCTTGCCTTCGCTGTCCTTGCGGATCTCCGGAATGAACTGCGTGGCTGAAGCGGGCGCAACAATGGGCGGCGTCTGAGCACTCATGTGCTCGTAGTCCATCATCATCACGCGGCCTCGGCGCTCGTAGGCCTCCATCACGGACTTCGCGGATTGCTCGTCGAAAAGGAAGTCGCCCTTCTCGCTGTGGTTGATCCCCGAATGGAAGATGCGGAATTCAGTTGGCGGCGTACGCTCTCCAGACGAATCGTCGTCTGGGATCACTCCGAGAGCAACGCCTTTCAGCGCGACTTCTTTTGTGCCCTGCGAACCGATCGATTCCACGAACGACAGAATCAGCGATCTTTGGGCTTCTGTGAATTGTCCCGTTGCAACCCTGCCCACAAAATGCTAAACATGAGACATGAGTCACCCTGGCAGTCTAGAGCTAACCCAAGCAAACCGCGACCGAATCGCTGCTCTCATAGAGGCCAAAGGCGTTTACGAAGCTGCCAGGCTCTTGGGAGTTTCGAGGCACGCCATGGAGAGGGCGCAATACGGGGCGCGCTGCTACCCCGGCACAATTGCTCTGATCAACAACACCATCGCCGTGCGCGATGCTGAGAAAAAGAACCCGTAACAACAACGACCCGAACGACAACCGAACAGAAGGAGACACCATGAAGACGACGAAGATGTTGCTCGCCCTGCTCACTCTCTCTCTTGGAGCATGCGACCTGGACGGCCTCTCGGTCCAGCCGGATGCCGCGCAGGCGCCGGACGCCCAAGTGGAGCTAGACACGGAAGCGGACTGCACCGAGTGGGGCCGCGTGAGCATGTGTGCCGACGGGACGGTCGGATGCGACAGCATGGTTTGCCTGAGCCGCGCGCCACGCGCGTGCGCCCCGAGCCCATTCCCATGCCCAGGTGTCCAGTAATGAGCCTTCCGTACATTAAGGGCAGCGAGACTTCCGTCGCGGCCGCTATCGCGATGGAGCCTCGCGCGCCGACTGGCAAGGGGCGAGTGCTGGACTTGCTTCGCCGGCGAGGCGCGCTCGGCGCAACCGACTGCGAGATGCAGGTCATCTTGGAGATGAACCCGAGCACGCAACGCCCGCGGCGTGTCGAGTTGTTTGAAGCCGGGCTCATCGCGAAGCTAGAGAGTCGCTTTGATAGGGCAACGATGAGTGGGCATCGCGCGTCCGTGTGGATCGCCGACTCGGTGATCGGAACCTTCGCCCATGGCGAGTACGAGATCAAGAACGGAGCACAGCACTGATGGACAAGCACGACAAGTTCGAGGAGGAGATCGCCCCGCTGATGGGCAAGGTATTCGAAATCTGCCAGCGCGAGCACATCGCGATGCTGTGCCACTTCGAGATCGGATCGGTCGTCATGCCAGGCCTGCGGTGCACGAACTTCGTCGCGACGCCTGACTGCGAGCCTTCGGACCGTCTGTTCGACGCCATCGAAATCGCGTACGGAAAGCCGATCGGGAAGGTAACGGCAGAGGCAACTGCGAAAAGAGCTAACGCGTCTTGATCTGCCCGCTCCATCGCAACCAGGCCATGCCGTGCCCGCGCAAGCGACCCACGGGCGGGCAACACAACGAATGCGAAGCGTGCCTCGCCGCTCTCAATGAACGAGCGGGGCACGTTGCACACCACAGAGGCCTAGGCCACCCACCTCTATCGAACGAAGACGCGCTAGCGATGGCAGTCGCGCAGGCCGAAGCGACAATGCCTGGGCAACGGAAGCTGTTCTGATGCTCACCGATCAGAACGAGTGGGAGCGCAAGTTCGACCTGGCGCGCGCCGTCGCCGAGATGATGCTGCAACTCAGACCGAGGGAAGTGGAGATCTTGCGCATGCGGTTCTGGCAGGGGTACGCGATAAAGGAAGTCGCTCAGAAGCTAGACAAGGGAATCGAGTACGTGCGCAAGACCCAGAAGGCGGCTCTACGGAAGTTCCGCCACCCGAAGCGGCGCGGCCTACTACTCACCCTTCGCTAGCCGCGCCTCGATCACCTCGCGCAGTTCATCGCTCAGGCCATCAAGGTTCGGGCCCCAGTCGTCCCCGCTCGAAGTAGGTTCGTCGCCGAACCCTTCGTCAGCGTCGATCTCGGGGCCCGCATCTGCGATGCCTTCCTCTTCAGCCTCTTCAGGCGAGAGCGCGGTGACGGTGCAGCGGCATTGGTAGTGCAGCAGCGGGTGGTGCGTAGCCCACCACGGATCGTCGGCGGGCAGCACGACACCGCTGCATGCGTTGCACTCGTCGCATTCCTTGTCGTCCTCGACATCATCGTATCGCCAGTACGGCCGCGCCTCGCGCACAGCTGGCGCATTGTTGACCGCGTGGCGCCCGTCAGCGTAGGACGTGAGCACGTTGGTGCGAAAGATATTTTCGAGTCGGCCCGGGATCTCCCCGCTCCACGATTCCACCAGCGAGTCGGCCACCTCGTCTTGGAAGTCTTCGAAGCCGGTGCCCTTGTCCACCGCGCGGTCAACGGCGTCGAGTACCTGCTGAAGCACGCGAGCGCGAGTGACCTCTGCAACGGTGAAAGCGTTCTGGCGCTCGGCCGTGGATAGCTCGTCGAACTCGTCGCGCTTCATCGGGACGCGACGCCGCACAGAGGCCACGGCCTCTTTGTAGCTCTTGTCGCTCTCGATCTCCCACGACATTGCTATCGTCTACTCCTCGCGGATGGCGGTCACTTGTGTG